GTCAATTGGTGGCGCTCGTCCGCCAAATACGGATGGCTGAGGGAATGGGGTTTGCGCAGGCCACCATCCACGCGCGCATGCTGGTTGATCAGGCTTTTATTCAGAACAAGGCGCGCAAATGAGCGATACTCCCGAAGGCGTCGAAAGCGTCATGTATCTGCGCGACGGCTGGCCGGATGTGGTGGTCTGCAAGGTCAAGATGCAGACCGAGCATGTGGGAATCGGGGTATTTCGGTCGCGCGGGGTGAAGTTCTCGCCGGCGAACATGGATCATCTGGCGTTCAAGGACGCGATGAGCAATATGGGGCTGCGCGCGCCGGATTATACGGAACTGCACGAATATCTGGCCAAGCTGAAAGCCGAATCTAAATGATCCGCTCCGACTCCGCGCTGCTGCGGCACGCGCAGGACTTTTTCCTGTCCGATCTGGTTGGGCTGTATACGTGGGGCGATGTGCGTATTGCCCCGCCGGAGGTTCGGCCAGGTATTCCGCCCAATGTCGATTATCGCGAACGGCGCAGGCAGATGGAATCCCGGGTCGGTATGGGCCGAAATGTGGAGCAGGCCCGAATTGTTTTCAAACCGTGGGAATTGCTGATTTACTCGTCCAATGAGCGGCCGCCGCTGGGCGAGGTATCGTTGCGCGAGGCGGATAATATCAACGGCGGCGTGCTGGTGTCGGGCCCGATCGACGCGGCGACGTGGAAGAAAATAGGCGAGTGGATAAGGTCTAGCCATGGCAACCGACGAGCAAGTTAGGAATAGCCTGATCCTGTTGTTCGATGATGCCCGCGAGCGGCAGATGTGGGATCTGACTGAGGTCTATGCGTTTTCCGCTATTCGCATAGGATTTGTATTAATTCAGCGTTCTGAGCAGAAATTAGCGCATCAAAGGAAGCATCATGACGGACATTGAGAAAAGCCAGAAATTGCTCGAGTTGGGGCGCGCCGTGCATGAGCATTTGCAGAAAGCCGGGGACTGGCCTCGTGTGCTGGTGTTCGAATTATACGATCACAAGCGGCGCATGCAGATATCCGATCTGCATGACCGTATTTTGGAGTCGAAGCCCGTGAAAGACGGGCTGCGCTCTTCGGAGGTGATATTCTCCGGCACTTATCCGATTTAGAAGGAATCGCATCATGAATATTCGAGACAGACTCATGTCCCGCGCGTCGGTCGCGGCGATGGCGGCGTTCGCCAAGTCGGACCCGGCCGCGACCATCCCCAGTTTTGCGGAGCGCGTCGACGATAACGCCGGCGGTGGCGGCGACAACGATATGCTTGATGGGCTGAGCGCGGAGGAGCAAGCGCAGTTCGCCGCGATGAACGGCGGCAAGCCTGCCGGCGACGAGGGCAACGTCGACCCTGCGGGCGACGAGGGCGATACTGATCCGGATGCCGATCCTGATGCGGACCCAGCCGATGGCGATGGCGGCGAGCCTGAGCCGATCGCGGCCGCCGATAAGGAGGCACCGGCTGAAGGTGCCGACAAGCGGCCGCCGCCGCGCACGATCAGCTATGGCCGGCACCAAAAGGAACTCGCGCGCGCGCAGAAAGAGCGAGACGAATTGGCGGCCAAGCTCGATGCGGCCGGCAAGGAGACGGTCAAGGAGCGCGAGGAGCGCATCAAGCTCAACGAGCGGACGCGCCTGCTGCTCGAGGCGATCAATACCAAGCAGCCGGCACCGGCCGCGCAGGTCGAGGACAAGGATCCGGAGCCGGACAAGGATTCCGACCCGTTGGCGCACCTGGACTGGCGCAATCGGCAACTCGAAAAGACGGTCCAGGAGCTCAAGAGCGGGCGCCAGCAGGAACAGCAGATATCGGAGGCGGAGCGCGAAGAGCGCGAGGTCTACGGGACGTTCTCGGCCGATATCGAGCGCGAGGCGGCGACCGATCCGACGTTTGCCGACGCCTTTGTGCATCTGCGCGAGACGCGGTTCCGGGAACTCGGGTTTATCTATGCGGATATCGATATAACCGATACCGCGCAGGTGGCAACACTGACGGGCCAGGAGCAGGCCGCGCTGTCGAACAATATCAAGCAGGCGTTTTATAACGAGCAGATCATGGTCGCGCGCGGCGCCATGAAGGCTGGCAAGTCGCCGGCCAAGGTGGTCGCGAACCTGGCCCGGGCGCGCGGCTTCGTGCCCAAGGCGGCTGCGGAGGCGGTCCCTGCGGTTGTCCTGGCCAATGGCAAGACGGCCAAGCCCGGCAACGGCGCTGCGCCTCCTGCCCGCGTAGAGGCCGCGCCGCAGGGCACGGTGAGCGATCAGCTCGAGCAGATCAGGCAGAACGCGGCGGCCTCGCGGTCGCTGTCGGACGCTGGTGGCTCGCCTGGTGGCGATCTGACGCCGGAGCGGCTGGTTGCGATGGACGATGACGAGTTCGAGCAACTGGTTGCCACGATGCCCAAGGGCCGGCTGGACAAGCTGATGGGCAAGGGGCCGGGACAATGAGGGTAGCGTGGGCTATATGGCGCGATAGCCGCGCGCGCCGCCGCGCTGTGAGGGCGATATTTTTGCGGAGCGCCATTCTGCGGCGCCTATTCGATCGTGGGGCGTTTTACGCCTGACGGCCGCGCCGGCGGTGTCCGGTATTCAGGAGCGCATCATGGATAGACTGCTGCAATTCTTCGCCTATGAGCATTTGCCGCCGCACCTGCAGATCGTCAGCCAGCCTTTCGGCGACTTGGCCCGCGAATTGGCGAAATCCCTGCCGGCCAACGCGGAAAGCACGACGGCGCTGCGCAAATTGCTCGAGGCCAAGGATTGCGCCGTGCGTGCTGTTCTTTACAAGGAGCCGAATCGAAGCGCATAGAGGATGGGTTCGGCTCACCCCGGGCAATCCTCCCTAATGACTTCAGCCGTCCCCGCAGTGGGGGCGGTTTTTTCATGTCTGTTGACGCAACAAAGTTCCGTCGCTATAGATCAAATCAGGTCGAGATGGATAGACCGATGGGCGGGTTCGCACCGGAAACAATTTCCACTATGTCGGCGCCAGGACGTTAAACCGGCTATGCCCTCTCAGGCTGTTAACTGAGCACTCCGAAAATTTGAGCTAGGCCGCGGCTTGCGGCCGTCCCAAATCAGGGTGCGATATGTCCACCACCAATTTCCCGCAGAACGACGCCCTTGCGGTAAAACTCTGGGCGCGGGTTCTCGAAACGGAAGCGCTGAAATATACCGCTATCCGTCCTCTGATCGGGACCGATGAGAATTCCGTCATCCACCTGCAGAACGCGCTGTCGAAGGGCCCCGGTGACCAGATCACCTATGCCATCGTCATGCAGCTTGCGCAGGCTGGTTTCACCGAAAACCAACTCGCAGAAGGCAATGGCGAGGCTCTGACCACCTATTCCGATGCGCTCGTTATCAACGAGCTCATGGGCGTGGTTGGCGTCAAGTCGCGCCGCACCATCGACCAGCAGCGTATTCCGTGGGATCTGCGCGATACGGCCAAGGGCCGGCTGCGCGACTGGTACGCCAAGCGCTATTCGGTCGAGTTCTTCAACCAGGTGTGCGGATATACGCCGCAGACCGACGTGCGCTATACCGGCCTGAACGCCGTCACGGCGCCCTCGGCCACGCGTGTCATCCGGCAGTCCGGGCGCGCCTCGGATGATCTGCTGACCTCGGCGGATACCTTCACGCTCGGTCTGATCGACGCGGCGAAGGAACTGGCCATCACGGCCTCGCCGATGATTCGCCCGATCCAGTACAAGGGCACCTCGATGCGTGAAGGCGGGCGATCCGACTTCAACAATACGCTCGAGGACATGTTCTGCATGTACCTCCATCCCTATCAGGTCACGGCGATGCGCCGGAACACCTCGACGGGGCAGTGGCAGGATCTGCAGAAGATGGCCTATATGGGCCTCAAGCAGACCGGCAACCCGATCTTCTCGGGCGCCATCGGCATCTATAACGGCGTGATCCTCCGCCAAGCCTTCGACGTCACGAACGGCGTCTCGGCGGCCGGAGCGGATGTCCCGACGGTCAAGCGGGCGGTTCTGCTCGGCGCGCAGGCGGCGATGATGGGGTTCGGCCAGGACAACGGCCCGACCAAGCTGACCTGGAACGAGGAGCTTTTCGACCACAAGCGACGGCTCGAAATCTCCGCCCTCACCATCCACGGTCTGAAAAAGACCCGTTACAACGCGACCGACTACGGCACCGTGGTGGTTTCCACCTATGCCGCAGCGTCCACGTTCTAACGCTCAGAGCACAGAGGAGAATTCGATATGACCACCGGTGTTCTGGGAACCAATGCGCGGCAGGATCCGCGCCAAGTCGCCAACACGCTGAAAAAGATCGTCAATTGGAACGATCCCGGCATTTCGACCGGCCAGCCCTTCGACAATCCGCTGCCGCAGAATGCGTTTATCCTGCGGGTGCTGGTCGAAATCGTCGTGGCGTTCAACGCGGTGACGACCAACGTTCTGACGGTCGGCACGGTCGGCGCGGCCTACAACAACATCGTGGCCGCGGCGGACGTGAACGAGGCAGTCACCGGCGTCTATGACGTGACGCGGGCCCTCGGGCGCGCCCTGACGGCGGCCGGCGACGTTCTGCCCTATGCGATGTATACGCAGAGCGGCGGCGCGGCTTCGGCCGGTCAGGCCATCATCGTGATCGAATTCGAGGGCGGCTGGTCGTCTTAACCAGCCCTCCAACTGCCATTCTCGCATAAGGAACCTCGATATGAGCAAGACTTGGAAGAAACTGACGAGCGGTCTGGTCGGGCTGGCGCTGCTCGCCGCAGTATTCGCCCCGATCGCGGCGTTTGCCTTTACCCAGACAGTTGATCGTCTGGGCACTGGCACCACGCCGACGCCTGTTGTCACTTCTTGCGGGACGTCTCCGACCATTACTGGGTCGGATTTTGCTGGACTGGTGACGGTCGGCACTGGCACGCCAACCACGTGCACGATCACTTTCAGCGCCACGTTTTCTGGCATTCCGGTTTGTGTCGTGAACTCGGCGACGCAGTTGGCCGCTTTCAGCTACACCGTGTCGGCTACGGCCATCGCGGTCACTCAGACCGCGACGAGCTCCAACCTGATTCGATATATCTGCGTCGGCCAGTAATATTCGGCGGGGCCCTTCGGGGCCCTTCCGCTCGCTTCAATCCACAACGAGGTTGCGACCATGCTCAAGCGCCTTTTGCTTTCCCTTCTGGCGGTGGCCGGCATCCTCGGCGCCGCGCATGCGGTGAACATCACCGGCACCACGACGGTAAGCACGAATTCGGTCGATTCGGTTGGGTTCACCCAGCTTTCGGTCTCGAACGCGATCACTGCGGCGGCGGGCGGCGGCCAGGCCAACGGGGTGTTGCTGAACTCGGCCTATAACCGGGTGACGGTCGTCGCGACGGCGGCGGATAGCGTCAAACTGCCATTCTGCGGCGCGCAGACGTCGCCGAACGGCCTGACGCTTGGGCCCGGGACTCAGGTCTGGGTTATCAATGCCGATGCGGCCGACTCGATGAACGTGTTTCCGAACACGGGCGATGCGATCAACCTGCTCTCGCCGAACGCGGCGATCGCGGTGGCCTCGACGCAAGCCAAGATTTTCACCTGTGTTGCTGCTGGAACCTGGCAATCCATCAACGGCACCTAAATCTGATGGTGCGGCATGGCGACCGGGAATTCACGCGATGCGATGGTGACGGCGATCACCTATGAGCTCGGCGCGCGGTCTGATCTGGCCGCGAACGGGACCATCCTCCGCTATATCAACAACGCCATCGAGATTTACCAGAAAGAGCGGTTCCGGTTCAACGAACTGCAGCCGATATCCCCGTTCACGCTGAACACGGTGCAGGGGCAGTATATTTATGATGCCGGGTCGGATATCCGTATCCCGCGTCTATACGATATCGACTATATAAATTATATCCTCGGAACCACGGTCGAGAAGATGCTGCGCGTGACGCCGGAGGACGTTTATCTGGCGCTCCAGACCGGGCAGGAGGCTGGTCCGCCGCAGACCTGGGCGTGGGATGGCCAATCGATCATCATCTATCCGAACCCGCCGGCGCAGGTCTATCAACTGACGATTGGCGGCTATTTGCAGTTCCCGGGCCCGACCGATGGCGCGGATACCTCGAACGTCTGGATGAACGACGCAGAGATGCTGATCCGCTCGCGCGCCAAGTTCGAGATCGCGGCGCATGTCACGCGCGACGAGAAGATGATGGCGCGGATGAATTATAAGCCGGGCAGCGATGGCGCGGCCGACCAGGCTTACCGCATGCTCAAGAGTGAGGCGAACAAGATCCGCGGGACAAGCCGCGTCCGCGCAATGCAGTTTTAGACGATGCCCGTCGCCCCGTTTCCCGCCTTTCGCCCGGATATCACCGAATTGGGGACTGATAGCTCGACGCTGATCAGCGGCGTGGTGCCGCGCGGCGACGGCTACGGCCCGTTCAAGGATTTCGTCGGGTTCACGCAGGCGCTGCCCGCTGCCTGCCGCGGGTTCTTCTTCGCCCGGCGGTCGGATGGATCGATCGCGGTGTTCGCTGGCACGGCCGATCGGCTGTATCTGCTGGATAATACGACGTTCCAATGGACTGACGTAAGCAAGGGTGGGGTGGCCTATGGGTCGCTGACGCCGGCCAAAAACTGGCGATTTGCGCAGTTCAACGAGTTTGTGCTGGCGGCGCAGATCAACACGGTTCCGCAGAAATATGTGCTGACCGCGGGCACGACCTTTGTGGATCTCGGCGGTTCTCCGCCGCAGGCTGGGCAGATCGCGATCGTCAACCGGATCGTGGTGCTGACGGAACTGCTTTCCAATCCGCGGCGCGCGCAGTGGTCGGATCTGGATGCGCCGGAGACATGGACCGCGGGCGTCGGGTTGGCGGATTTTCAGGATTTCCCCGATGGCGGCGTGTGCCACGCGCTGTCCGGCGGCGATGCTTATGGGGTGGTGTTCCAGGACGAGGCCATTCGCAGCCTCACGTATGCGCCTGGCTCGCCGGTGACGTTCCAGATCGCCCGTATATCGACGCAGGATACTCTCTTCGCCGAATATTCCGTGGTAAACGCGGGGACGCGGACGTTTTTCATCTCGGCGCAGGGGTTCAAGGTCATTGTGGCGGGCGGCGAGCCGGCGTCGATCGGGAAAGAGTATGTCGACCGGTTCTTTTTCGAGGACGTGGATCGGAACAATCTGCAGTTGGTGCAGGGCGTGGCTGATCCGCAGGCCACGCGCGTCGGGTGGGCGTATAAATCGCAGCAGGGGCAGGCTGGTCTATTCGATAAAATACTCTGGTTCGACTGGTCGGTGAAGGATCGGCCGTGGTCGATCGTGCCGATGTCGGGGCAGTTCCTCGGGTATCTGGCGCGGCCGGGGCTGACGCTCGAGGGGCTGGATTATATCGCGCCAGGCGGGTTGACGGTGCTCGGCGCCGCGTCGGGGACGGCGGGGCGGGTGCGGCTGACGCTGGACGCTATATCGAATGCGTTTTTCCAGATCGCGGG